GTATGAAGGTCTGGGAGTTCATGGAGATGATTCATAGTCGTTCTTATACTTACATCGTTAAGAATGTTTATTCAGATCCTTCTGCAGTATTTGATACTATTCTTAGGGATGAACGTATTCTCGAACGGGCTGCCAGTGTTACTGCATCATATGATGAGTTCATTAATCAAGCACAGGAATGGGGTAATGGATGTATGTGGACTGAGAGTGGTAGAGGATCTCCCACAGCAAAATGGTGTAGAAAAGATTTAAAACGTTTACTTTATCGGGCAGTAGCAAATGTTAACATATTGGAAGGAATACGCTTTTATGTCTCTTTTGCTTGTAGTTTTGCTTTCGGTGAACTCAAAATTATGGAAGGTTCAGCAAAGATTATCTCCCTCATTGCTAGAGATGAAAACCAGCATTTGGCAATCACACAGAACATATTAAATAACTGGAAGAAAGGTGATGATCCTGAGATGGTTGGAATTGCTAAAGAAGAAGAACCTTGGTTGATTGAAGCATTTAAGAAATGTGTAGGTGAGGAGAAGGCATGGGCAGAATATTTATTTAAAGATGGATCCATGATTGGTTTGAATGATAAATTATTACATCAGTACGTTGAATGGATTGCAAATCGTAGAATAAAGTCGTTAGGATTAAAACCAATTTATGACATACCTGCAAAAAATAATCCACTACCTTGGACAGAGCATTGGATCTCTTCTAAAGGTCTTCAAGTGGCACCCCAAGAAACGGAGGTGGAGTCATATATCGTCGGAGGAATCAAACAAGATGTCGAAGAAAACACCTTCTCAGGATTCAAACTCTGAACCTGAATGGGATATAGAGGATATTAAACAATCATACATTGATGCTGCTGAACAACAGTGGGATAAGTATAGCGGAGGTTAAAATGGAAAATGTAATTCAGAACACAAGACAAGTTCATTATAAGAATTTAGAGAAGAATGTGACGGAGGTATTGGTGCAGTTTAAAAATGAAGACCCTGCATGGATACCATTAACTACTTTAGAAGCTATTAATGAATGTGGTCTTTCTTCATTCGTTAAATAAGACTAAATAATCTTAGAAATATTTCTATTAATACTATGCAACCTTCATTCAATAGTTCTGAACTTAAAGGATTATCTGATATTTGGCAAAATATTACAAATCCTACCGAAACTGAGTCTGAAACTTCTACACCTGAAGCATCTACAGATACTGAGGTGGAACAATCGGAAGTGGAAGATGATTCTATAAAGGATAAATTACAGTCATCTGGTCATTTTTCTGCTGATGAATTGGAAAGAATAGTTCAAGCTGATAAGTGGAAGTAAAAATTTTATAATTTATGAGTTCTTTAAGTCCCTGTTGGTATTGGGAGGGTGGGATCCCCTCTGAAATTTGTGATTATATTGTCAATTCTCTTGACAAAAGTAATTATAGAAGAGGGTTATTGTTTAATAATAGAGAACCTGGAGAAATTAGAAAGGTAAATATTCAATTTACTGGTAACAATTGGATAAATGCGTTGTTGAATGGATATATCAGATTTGCAAATTGCAATAATTTTCATTTTGATTTATCAGAAGAAGATAAAGAACCATCTCAAGTATCTTGTTATGGGGAAGGACAATATTATTCAATTCATCCAGATTTTTCGGATGACAGGGAGAGTAAAAGTCATACAAGAAAATTAACTTTATCTCTTCAACTATCTTCGGAGAGTGATTATAGTGGTGGTGAGTTAATTTTATATCATAATACTGAAAAGTATATTTGTCCTAAAACTAAAGGAACTATTTTTGTTTTTGACAGTAGAATGTTGCATGAAGTTACAGAAATCACTAAGGGGGTAAGATATTCTTTAGTTAAATGGTATCATGGGGATAAACCTTTAAGATAAATTAAAGTTGATCTTATACATAAAGGAGAATGATATGAAGATTATGGGATGGCGACCACCACAAAGGCCGACTTGGGTGAAGATTTATATGAAAATGCCTGGACCTATCAGGGTACAAATTTTACTTCTGACGATATTAACGACTTCTTCGGTTTTGTCTACTGTATTACAAATCTCCAGTCTGGGAAAAAATACATTGGAAGAAAATATTTTACCCAGCGTAGAAAGCCTAGAGGTGGGAAACGCAAAGTTACGAGTGAGAGTGACTGGAAAAACTACTACGGAAGTTCTGCAGATCTTAAAGCCGATGTTAAAAAATATGGCAAGTCAATCTTCAAACGAGAAATAATTAGTTTACATAAGACTCTTGGTAAGGTAAACTATGAAGAGACTAAACAATTATTTCTAAATAATGTATTGATGGAGGCACTTGACGATGGGACTCCTGCATATTATAATAGCAATATATTAGGCCGTTATATGAAAAAAGATTATGGAAAGTTTGGATAAAACTTTATGCGATGTCCATGAATGGGCAATTCATCGTATGAATGTATTGTGTGCCTTAGGAACAATCGAAGATATTGAAGAAGCAGAGTCAATTAGACAAGAATTTAAAGAATGGTTAATCCCAGAGAGTGAGGATCATGATATTTTTTCTTTAGAGTACATTGGAGAAGGGAGTGAATATGACTGAAGAGGAATTAAAATTAAGAGAAGAAACTTTAGGTATTCTTCTTAAAAAATTTGGCGGAACTGATAGGATGAGATCGATATATGAATGTGCTGATGATTGGTGTTGTAAGTTTAAAACTACTGCAGGACTTGTCAAATATTACGAAACGTATTATAATAAAACTAAATAGACTCACTTGTAAAAATAAAATGCAAAAAATAGTTAATGTACTTGCTGTGTCGTCTGCTGTTGTATCTCTTGCCGTTGTTGGCAGTGGGTTATATGTATACGTCAATAGAGGTGCAATCATTGATAACGTTAAGTCTCAAGCTCTTGAAGCAGTTCTTGGAGGTCTTGGCGGTCTTGGTGGAGGTCTTCCGGAAGCTGGTGAGCTTGGCGTAGGTGGAAGTGCTCTTCCTACTGGTGCTAATGATCTTGGTGGTACTCCACAAGCATCTGCTGATGAACCCGCTGTGGCACCTGTCTTTTAATAAATAGAATGACACTGCTATAGTTTCCCATGCCTGAAGAAGTTAAGGATGAAGTAAAGAAGGATGAAAAGAAAAAGAAAGGTCCTCTTGCTAAACTAAAAGACAATCTTCTTCCAGATGCAACAGAACAAGCAGCAATCATTAGTACATTTGTACGACTTGGAGTGCTTGTGTGGTCCGGCGGAATATTAACATTAAATTATGTTACAGTACCTGGAATACCACAGCAGAAAATTGATCCGACTTTTATAGCTAGTGTTTTTACCGGAGTTTTAGCTAGCTTCGGAATTCAGACAGCATCTAAGAAGGGTGATGGGACAATGAAGATGGATGCTGCTGCTAAGGCTGCTGCTAATGGTGGTGGTGGAACAGTTCAGACAATTAGAATTGAACAAATGCCATTGAAGATTATTGCTGCTGACATCCCTGCAAGTATTGATCCAAAGAAAGACACAAAACCTACTACATGAAGTAGATAATTATTATGAACAAGTGGATTGGAATTAGTTTAGGAGCAGTGGTAGGCATATCACATATTGGTATGATAGGTATGCTTGCTAATCGTTCTAAAATGCCTATGGTTAATTTACCTGTTGGACCTTATACGTCTTATCAGGTAAGTGCTAGTGAGGAAGGATATACAATTAATTATCGTGCAAATGATCCTCTAGTAATGGAGGTCACAAAGGATGTTAATCGTCCTAGTGGGTTTTTGGGATTGGGTAAAACGAAGATTCAAACGAGAGAACTCTACACGATGGATGGGTCTCAGCACTTGGAGAGTGGACCAGTGGGAAAGTCCCTTAGCGACAAGGAAGTCGCATGTATTAAAGCAGAAGGTAGTGGAGAAGGAACAGGTAGGATGGTCGGTGGTGCAGTCGGCGCCTCTGTTGCTACTACTGGTGTCGCCTCTATTCCTTATGTGGGTTGGGTGCTTGCTGGTGCTGCTACGATGATAGGTATGGATCAAGGAGCAGAGATAGGTGGTTCAATGTCTAGAAGTTTTGCAGATTGTTAAGTCTAAATATAGATACTAATTCAATATAAAAAATGGGTAAGATAAAAGGAGCATTTGACAAAGTAGTTGAATGGGACAAAAAGATAATCAAGAAGGCCCAAGAAAAATGGGGACTTTCTGATTATCAAGTAGTTGTCATCTCATTTGCTAAAGGATTTGTTATTGGTGCGTTGATTCTCTAACAGTGTCCTGAACTCATGATAGAAATAGTTAATATTACTCATAAGTAAACTAAATATCTGATAGAATAAGCGAGCCCACGGCTAGCACTAATGTCTCACTATATCGTGTCCTACATGGACCAAACAAGGCATCATCAGACGATTTGCGAATACGCAGAGGATGCTTTCTCAGCAAGAAATCAAGCAGTACAAGACGTAGAATATTTACATAGTCACCCTAATGCGATAGACTGTATACAGAATGAAGGGTCACTATTTTGTACAACCTTATGACAACATTTATAAGAACGTTGTGGATTATGTTAATATCTGCAGCGGTGATCTTTATGCCATCGATGGCATATGCCGCAGAAATCCAGATGGGGTCTGGAGGCAACTTAGTCTTTGAACCCAATGAGATAACAATCTCTGCAGGAGAATCCGTTACAATAGTCAATGGAGATTTACCACCACATAACTTTGTGGTAGCAGATCATCCAGAATTATCACATCCTGATCTGGCTTTTACGGGTGGAGAAAGTTTCAATGTGACTTTCAATACTGCTGGGGATTACGAGTTCCAATGTGAACCTCATTCTGGTGCTGGTATGAAAGGTGTAATACATGTCAACTAGTTATGCTGTTTGCAACTCTTGCGGAGGTAAAGGTTGTACAGAATGTCATGGTGGTTGGGAATGCATAGGTGAAGGATGTCCAATGTGTAAGAGAGGTCTAGAAAAGGGAAAAACATCTGATGAATGATATGTTATGGTCTATAAATATTATGCTAGGTACTTTACTAAGTGGAGTGGGGTATCTGATTTATTGGATTATGACCTATGACGACAGAACACAGCCAAGAAACGAAGATAGCAATACTGGAAGCTAAAGTTGAACATATGATGGGTCATGTGAAAGAATTGACTCAACGTGTTCGTGCTAATGAGAAGGTAGTTGCTTCTGTTAGTCTTTTGGGAGTTATAGCCTGTACCATTGTTGGTGCAGGTTATTTTGCACCAAAGGCAGA